AATTCTTTTAACACTTGTGTGTTATCAATTCTTGTCACTCCATACATTGGTGTATGAGTGAAAGCAATTCTGACATTTTTGTCAGATAAAAGATTTCTGTAATAACCTGATTGTGGCTTCATAATTAAATTGTTTTAAATTGTTTTACATTACCTTTCATTTGTACTGCTAAATGCTGTGGGCATTCTGTATCACGAGATTCTACTAAATGAATAGACCTATAATTAGGATATTCTTCAAGAGCATACCCAAAATGTGTAGTCAATCCATATTTCTCATCAGTAGGATTAAAGAGTGTAAGAAGATAATCACATTCTTCTGATAGATTACCTGAATCTTTTACATCTTCACCTGTAGGATAAATATACTCACCATTAAACTTAAGTCTTTCTATATTAGAAATAGACCTATTAAGATGAACTATGTGTACAAATGTAAAATGACAGAAATTACGCAATTCTACTGTATATTCTATCCATTTGTCCATGTTCTCTTTCATACTGAAACCTCTTTCTCTTTTAAGCTTACGAATATGGTCAGTAATAATTATAGTTCTTTTATCTTTGTCTTTAGGCACATAACCTACCAATCTTTGTTTCTTTACTTTCTTAGAATCTTCTGTTGTTTCATATTCCTGGAATTGAAACTCACCATTCAGTTTAGCATAAGCAAGAAGAGTATTTCTCATACCTGTTGGATTATCTCTATCTTCTAAAAATTGAATTACACCTTCTGTTATCTTATGACCTTTAATATCATATTCACCAAAAAGAGGAATAATTCTTGTTTTGTAGATTGTAGATAACTTTTGTTGATGGTCTTTAGATACAGGAATAACTTCACCTTGAGCATCTTGTAGTTTACCTAATAAATACCTTGCAGACATAGGATATTCTATTCCATTATGCTCAACAGCATCAATTTGATAATCATGATAGAAAAAGAATGATGCAAAATCAAATTCTTTCTTGACTCTGTCAATTTCGTAAGAAAAATAAATAATGTGGATTGGTATTTTATGTTCTAAGCAATAAAGTATAGGATGAATAACAAATGCAAAGTCTACGAGTGTAGATTTACCAACCTTTGGACCAGCAGCTACACCATATATAGCTTTCTTTTGTACTCCATCTATTGCCCTGTCTAATGGAATAAGACCTGTTGGTAAACCTTTGTTATTTCCTTGCTGACCTTCTTTAAATGCTTCTATGAAATTCATTTCATCATCTTAAGATTAGGGTCTTGTGTTTGCTGTCTTTTAGTTTCCCACAATCTTTCAACCCATTGAAGCAACATACTGGTTTTGTAATTACCTTGACCATCAAAGATAAATCTTTCAGCCATCTTTACAAATTTAGGTTCTACTGTTCTAAGATACAAAGCAGTAGCATCTAACACATCTTGTTTTCTAACTTCAGGATTTTGAGCAAAAAATAATTTCATTCTTTGCACACAGGATTTCTTATTACCTTCTCTTTCTTTGTTTTTAGAACCAAAGAGTTTACGATATTCATTAACCCATTCCCATACAGAATCTACATTTTGACCATCATAAAGAGGTAAATGCCATTCAAGAGTATTGTCTTTGTAATTTCTTTCTACTATTCCTAAATTATTAACAAGTCTGACAATTGGTTCAGGTATTATTTCACTTATACCATCAAGATTATGATGTACACCAAGTAAATATAATAAACCTAAACTGCAATCAACACCATGTTCTGCTAATAACTTTGGAATTTCCTGATTAATCTGCATATTGTTGTAGTTTAATAGTGACAAAAAACTCTGTCACTTGGGATGACAGAGCCATTAAAAATATGACTTTTTTATGAATTATCCACGATTTACATAGATAATTTTTTCAGAATTTAGACCTGTTAAAGCTTTTTTAACCCATTCTTCATCAACAGTATTAACAAAATAAGTGATATAAATTTCAGCTACATCATCTCCTTCTAAATTACACATTCTCATTACTTTTTGAATGGCAGATTCTTCTGAAGATTTCATCTGATGAAATATACCTACTTTAAGATTTGGGATTGTGATACCCATATTAGTCATTTCACATACAGCAAGTTTGTCAATCTCACCATTTTTGAATTGTTCTAAAGTATCTTCTGTAGATTTAGAATGATAAGATTTAGCAAATGAATCTGCTATTTCTGTTCTTGCAGTAAAAATTAAGCATCTTTCATGTTTTTCTATAACTTTCTTTGCTGCTGCTATTTTAGATTTAGCATTGTAAAGCATAGAAGCTCTTTTAGATGCAAATTGCATTTTAACAGCATCAAACTTTTTGTTATTCCAAGCCATTCTTTTAAACTTATCAAACTGTTGAGTAAGATATTGATAGTTTGCATACTCAGTTGTCATAAACTTTTGTTTAGCTGTACCTGCTTCTATATATTTATCTTTATTATCTAATGTGACAGGAATAAGATAAACAACATAATCAGCTACAATACCAGCTTCAATTGCTTCTTCTACTGAAAAAGTATAAATAGGTTTTAGATTTAGTTCTTGATTAAGATATCTCATAGAATCTCTAGACAAAGAACCAGTTAAACCTAATATATGAGATGCATCTTTTAATATCTCTACTTGTGCTTCACTAAGTGTATGTACTTCATCACATATAATATAATGATATTCTTCTACATTTATCTTAGATAGACTTCTCTGATTGATGAGAGTGATATTAGTTGCATCAACATCCCATTTTTCAAATTCTGTAGTCCAGGAATTTAATATAGTATTGTATGGTGCAGTAATTAAAATTTTTTTAGACTTTAACTTTTTAATTGCATCAACTACTATCTTAGATTTACCAACTCTTGGAGAAACATATATAATACCATTAAACTTGTTCTGAATTATTGCTTGTGTTGCTTCCTTCTGTATTCTGTTTCTTATTGATTGCATAAATAATTTTGTTGATTTGTGTGAGATAATATTCTAAATTAAGATTCTGTATAATTTCGTTAGTGTTTATAATTGATAAGTTATTACATGGTGTACATTTCCATCCACTTTCTATTTCTGTTTCTCTCCATTTTTCAGGATTCTTAGGAAGTGGTGGCATTATTTTAATAAGAGATACTCCTGTATTAGTAACTACATATCTTGTAATTCTTTGAAGAGCTATATCTTGCTCTTCTGCTCTTGCTACAAGTTTATGGTCACGTTGTACTTTAGCTCTCATGAAGAAATTCTTTAATCCATTCTGTTCTAAATTCTGCATCATAAATTGAATTGGGTCTGTACCATTTATAAAATAGGCAGAAATAGCTTCATTTATAATAAGACCTGAATAATTTTCATGTAATGCAAGTTCTGCTTTAGTTTTAAATGCTGCACCCTTTCTCTTTACTTTACCATTAGTATAAATAGCAAGATAATTAGATACATCTTTAATAACCATTTTAGAATAGTTAGCAGTTTCTAATATAAGATTAGTAATACTTTGCCACCAATCAAGATTTTCTTGTATTACAGTAAGTTTAGATTTGTGAACTCTAATAGTTACACCATCTGTATTAGCTTGTAGTAGTTGAGAATGTTTCATAAGCTGTTCTGCTAACATAGCTATGAGTAATTGACCATTAACAGTAATTGCCATAGTATATTTAGGGTCATAAAATGGTGAGAATTTAGAATTACTTTTACCATACACACCATTTAATTCAAGTTTAATAGAACTATTCCAAACACTACCTTTAGGATATTGACCTCTCTCATTATATCTTTGCTCATACACATCACAGAATTCTTCACCTAAATGCTCAGGATATAGTTTGTTTTGAATACCTAAATTAGGATAATATGAAGATACATCAATGTCTAATATGTCATACTCTTGGTCTGATTCATAAATACCAGGTTCAATACAACCATGAATGCCACCAGTACCAAATACAAATTCAAATCCTTGATGTACTATATTCAGATTAGCTTGAACACCTTTAGTTTTATGTACACTATAAAATCCTTCTATTATAGAAAGTTCTTCAAATGGTATTTCACTAAAAGTTTTGTAAGTATCTGTAATGACTTTGGATTTAAAATATTGTAATAATCTTTGAAATCCTTC